GTCAGCCGGAGAGCCAGAAACATTCTGCTTTCCACCACTCGCAACAATGGAGGGAGAAATCGGAATGCTCGTAGCCGTAGCCGCAACATCAGACGTTACAACGAACTTCTGAAGCTCCGCAGTAGTCTCCTTCGTTTCAGGGTGAACCCGATAAACGCCTTCAATAGTGATTACATCACCAGCCTTGAAGGTAGTCGTACCAGTGTCAACCGTCAGCGTAGCGCCCGTCTGAGAGGCACCATTGATGTTGTAGGAAGTATCGCCTTCCGCAGCCGTACCAGCAGTGTGAGAACTGATGAGCGTGTTTTCATAGTGCATAAAGCCACCATGCTTGCCCATTGCGCCCTCTTTGTACTGGCGGCCAATCTCGGCCTGAGCATTAAACAGACCCTTCGTAGCGTCGACGAGATCGACGTTGCCCTGGGGGTCGTGAATCATGCACCAATCACCCGCAGGGGTGAGAGAATTAACGAGAGCCTTACGAGCGTTCGCAATGTTCGCAACGGATACGGCAGAGCCTTGAGCGTCGATCACATTGTAAACATCGTCAACCATGCTCAGAGCATCGCTTTCAATGTTAGCCGCAAGAGAAGCCATTGCAGGCCCCAGATACCGCTTTGAAAACTCGTCAATGTGCATCGTCAGTTCTTCAGACGTAAAGCTGAAGTCGATACCCTTCTGAGTGTCTACGGTCAGAGTCTCAGAAGTTTCCGTTACGTCCTGGGCAGACAGTGTAGCGCCTGTACGAACAGTAAATTCGTTCGGCAGACGGATTTTAAGATCGTTACCAATCTTCGCGCCCGATTGGGCATATTGTGAGTCGTACTGCGTATTGATGTTCCAAGTGTTCGGGTAAGGTCGCTAGGCTTACCCCGCCCTTTCGGGCCGCTGCATGTCACCATGCAGAGCAGACTATATCATCACCCGCGTGGGGTGCATTGCGCTTCGGGCCGCTTGGCCCTACTCCTTTCGGATAGTCGTTACACCTTCCGTTTTATGAGGACATATACCATGCGTCCTTTTTCCCCATTGACAGTTCATGCAGAGAATCTGGAATCCTTCTGGAAACCCCTCACGCCTCAGCCATGCCATAAGTTGTTGCGTGGTCTTGAGGTTTTCTTCCCTGCGGTGCTCCGCGCCATCATTGTAAACATGGTCGATGCTCAAAAATGAAGGCTCCGTAACGCCACAACAAGCACAGACATAACCACCATACGCCGCGTAAACCTCATCGCGTAAAGTGTCAATGCTTTGCTTGTTTCCATCCCTGACCTTTGCGTAAAACTCATCTTTTTCAGCATCCGACATTCTCGCAATACGATCCTGTCTCCTCTGATTTTGAGCCTTGTTGATTCGGTCTTTCTCTGCCTGAAGCTCGGCTTCAGACATTGCCCCGCGCTTCTTACGCCATCTGCGTGTTGAGTCTATCGCTCTACACGCCTTACATGCGTAGTCCACTCCGGTTTTAGGGAAGTCTTCAATGGTTTTGGTTTCCCCGCATTTCCTGCATGTGGGGTCTTTGGCGAGATTAGCATTCCGCTTCTCTCTTGATTTTAAAACGGCTTGGCTCGGGATTGTCTCACCTATATTGATATTGGGATCAATATTATTTTATGAGATGTTCCCCGAATTCACAATGTTTTCGATGTACGTTGCCGTACAAAGCAGCCACATTTAACTGATGAAGTTCAACTTCTGATGCAGAATACGCAGCGCCTCTTTGGTAATAACACTCGGAGTTAAGAGTGAGTTAGCCATTTGAAGTCACCTTTTAAGCAAGCCCTAGCTGCTTGTTTCTCCAGTTGGCATATTCCTTCGGGGTCATCTTGTCAGGGTCTTTCTGAACTGATCCCGTAGGTTTAACCGGAGTCGCAGGGTTGGGCGTTTGAGTAGTTGTGACAGGCGGAGGGGACGAGAGTTGTGCTGACAACCTGCCCAATTCCATCATCGCCATACTGACGGGCATAGTCTCCAGAGAGGCCGCAGTCGCGGGGTTGCTCCCAAGATGGTACGCCAGTGCAGGGCCGTTTTCTGAAAGAACAATGGCTTCGGCAACGTGCGGAGTTTGCACTTGGTAGTTTCTGACAACCTCCCGATAGTCTGGGTGTTCGTCAGCAAAGGCGTTCTGCCTCTCCTGAAAGGCCATCATAGCCTCCCGCTGTGCTTGCTCACGCGCCGCTTGCGCTTGAAACCGTTGTTGCTGGGTCAGGGCGTCATTCACCGTTTTCTGTTGGACTTTGTTCGAGTATTCCATCATCGCCTGCTGATAGGCGGCTGAGTCGTAATCGAAGTCCTCAAGAGAAGGTGGAGGGCCGATTTCGTCCTGGGGGATGGTCTGCTCGTAAGCCTTAACCCTCTCCTCGAACTCTTTGGCCTTTTGCTCTGCCTCTTTCGCTCTGTCGGTTAGTTGTTTGATGCGTTGTTGAAAGCCGTTGCGCTTCTGCTGCGCCTCGTCCTCGTTCGGTGCATCACCGGATTCACCTTCCTCGCTAGAGCCTTCCGCCTTGGCTTCTGTCTCTGTCGATTCTGTGGCTTCCTCAGTTGCCTGAGTAACTTCCTCTGTTACGGATGAGGTTTCCGTAGGCACAGAAGTGCCCTCAGCATCAATAGCTGCTTCATTCATTTGAGTACGCCTCCGCGAATAATTCCCGCCTAGACCCAGGCGGTAAGGGGTTCTGTGCTAATCAGACGGGATTAGCTACCGAATCTATTTCTTGACTATCAGGTCTTTTTCTGGAACGTCTAGGGTTTCCCAAGGCGGGATAATCCTTCTGCCTGATACTGGCATGTTCATCCGCGCTTGGACGTTTCGGGCTTCTGCTTCGCCTGCCAGCCTTCTGTATTGCTCTCTTGGCTCCAACCGTTTTAGTTCCTCAGTTTCCACCCGAGAAAAGTAGGCTCTTGCTTCGTCAACATCAGAAACGCCAGCCTGCCGAAGAAGCTCAGAAACCTTTTCATATTCTTCTGGGTTCTGTTTTTTAATTTTTATCAAAGATTGAAAATCACCCCTTGCCGACTGCATTCTTTCCGCAACATCAGAAGTTAAGGTTTTATATATGTCTTGATGAGCGTTCATTAAGTCGGTGCTTGCGCCCAGGCTAAAGTCATTCGGTGAGCCGCCCCTGGCGAATCCCTCTATCTCTTGGATTGCATGTTGCGTTTCATGTAGAGGCGTTGATTTTGGGTCTGTATAGTCGCCAATCTGCCGCGCAGAGATGCTTATTTTATTCTCCTCTGGTATGTAAGCGCCTGCGTATCCTTCGCGTACAACTCCGGCCTCGAACTTTGTATTTGGCAGGCCACCACCCATCCCGTCAGAGGGATAATGCTCATATAGCTCTGGATGATCCAGCCCGTCTTTTAGCCTTGTGCTCTCAAGTTTTTGGTTCGCGTAGCTCTGGGCTATTTCTCTAACGCTGTCTGGGGTGTCTGGAGCGCCCACCCTATACCCCAATTCGTCTAACTTCTCGCCGTAAAACTTGAGATATGAGGGGTCTTTGTAAGTCGCCGCGCTATCATCAATCTCATACTTCCAGTGACCGTCTACGTCCTGAAACCAGCCCGTATCTTCCCAAATCTTTGCGCGGTCTACGCCTTGACCTTGCATATCTTGGGCCTTGCTAAGTCTGGCCAGGTCTGCTTTGGCAGACTTCACACCAGCAAATATCCCATGCAATGCGCCAGCCTCTACTCCCAAGCCAACCGTGGAGAGCGCCCATTCCCACCACTTAACATCATCGCCGCGCCTTTCGTGGTCAGCCAGCGCCGCCATATCGGTTGCTGTTCCCAAGCCTGGAACAACAGAGGTGATAATTGCCGCTATGTCTAGTGCAGTTTGCCCCTGTTCGTCCCATCGGTTGATTGGGAATGATGTTCCGAATTCAGGGCGAGAAAGGTACTCCCCTAACTGCCGCGCTCTGCTGAACTGATCGTTTAGTACAGCCTGAATCTCCTCTGGCGGCGTACCGTCAGGGAAATCTATGTACCTGTCACCAACCTTAACGCGAGGCACGAACTGTTCCCGTATTGGGATCGAATACGAAGTCCTCCCGCTGTTCTGCTTGGAACTTCGCCATATCTAACTGGAGCTTCCCTTTCTCTACCTGAGACTTGGTGCGCTTCTCCTCTACCTCGGCCTCTCGTTTAGCCAGTTCAGCCTGTGCCGCCCTCTGCTTCATCTGGGTCGCCATCTGCTTCTGCTTCATGGCTTGGGGATTCATCATTTCCTGCTTTTCTTCGTCAGTCGGTTCAGCGATGCCCTTCTTAATCAGCATCTTCCTTACCCGCTTGACGGCTTCGTCAGCACCAACCAAGTCGAGAGACTGGAAGTAAATGTCCATGATGATCTGGCCCATTTCTGGGTTTTGGGCAATGATCTGGCCGATCTGCTCTGAGGTTTCGATTCTTCGAGTGGCGTAGGACGGGCCAACACGAATCTTCACATCGTAGTTACCCCGAGAAAGGTCGTTGACGTTCTTCCACTCACCCCTCACGTAATCGAATACAGGCTTGTTAATCTCCATCACTTCCTCAGCGTCATCTTCGCCCAGGATGCGGATTTGCCGCTGTGCGTCGTACACCTCGGGGATGAGGTCGATCAGAATCTTACCCGTATGCCGGATAGCCTCTGCAAACTCGTCCGTAAATTCAAAGTTCGCGGTGTCGCCTTCTTGCTGTCTTGCCCTAATAGCCCTGCCGGAGGTTTCGTTGCTCCTCTGGCCCAGGGAAGCGTCGTAAATGCCTGTCGCAGCCTTAATGTCGTCTGCGGAGATTTGCATACCCTGAACCAGCCCAGGCGACATTTGCGGAGGCGGTTCACGCTTCGGCATTCCTGTGGGTGATTCTGGGTCGGGGTTATACGGAATCCCCGGTTCGTTCGACACGTTGAAGTTACGCCACTTCTCCTCATGCCCCTTGACCATCTTGGGCGTGAAGAAAAACGGGTTCTTCGGCTGGAGGGCTACGCTCTCAACATAGGCGCTGCGCTCATAGTTGTACAGCTTTTGCGCGTCCCGAGCCTTCCTAATAACGCCTCGCGTTACTAACTTCCCGTCGACGTTGGAGGTCTTGCCAAACAAAGGAATAATGGGAATGTACTGCCCGATCTCCTTAACTTCCTCCAGCACCTCACAAGCGGTAATCTTGAAGCACTCCAGGCGGTCTACCTTTGCAGAGCGCGTCTTAACAAACTCCGCTTCTGGATATTCGTCTACAAACAAAACCTGCCCGTCCTGGGTCAAGCCTAGCTCTCTGTCCTCCGATACGAGCCGGAAATACTCAGCAACGCGAACATAATCTGTGTTGATCCAATTCTGCATGTTGCCAGTGGTGGAGAAGGTTTCTGATGCCTTGCTCTTGGCCTTCGGGTACATATCCTCGAACTCGTCTACAGGAATGTCCTCAAAGATGAAGCCGTACCGAGCATCAGTAACGTCAGAGGTCTGAATAATCGGGTCAAGCAAGACAGAAAATGGGTTCTTAATCTCGTCCAGAATCAAGTCCTGATCGAACGAGTCGGAATCAACGTAATCGTGCCGGATTCTCCACGCGCCCCAGCCGCCCCGTACAGCCATTTTGAAGGCCGTTTTGTAAGCCCTATTGCCACGCCCCTCAATCTGCCGAATCAAGCCCTCGTAGATTTCTGCGGTGTCTGCATCGTCATCCTCTGCACCAACTACCTTGATCCCCGGCTTGTTCTGGAGGTGATCGCCTACAATCTGGTCGATAGCGCCCGAAATCTTGTCGAACGTCAAACAAGGCTGGCCCTTTCGCTTGTCCCTGGCGTCCCTGTCCCACTGCTCATCTTCCTCGTCAACAAAGCGAATATCTGCCAGAGCCTTCTCGTATATTTCTCTCCAGGCTTCTTCAGCGCGTTCAAAACGCTTCAGTGCTTCGTCAATGACGGCCTGTTTCTGTTTTTTCGTCTTTACCATGCGCTTGCAAAACTGATAGGTTCATATTGCTCTGCTGGTGCGTAGGCTTGCCCGAATTGCTGGAAAGCGTCAGCGCCGTTAGAGGCCCAATTATGTAGTGGAGCTTGTCTGAAGGTTTCGCCCTTATCGTCCCAGGCGAACTGATAATTTGAGAGAGCATCCAGCCCCCTCTCGCACCGCTTCTCATCGAACCAGCACGTTGAAAACTTGTTGCGGGTCAGTTCAATCGCTTCCATCTTCTGAGGGATGCGAGGAACGACCTCGATGGGCCTTACGCCCAAAGATTCAAGGATATTCTTCCGTGATCTGTCGCCAGACCCCAAAGTGACCACATTTACATCGTGTGGCAGGTAGTGTGCCTCGTAAATGTAGCCCTTCTCCTGCAAGACCCGAGCGTAGTGGTCTAAATCAACCAGGGAATGCTCGTAGTAGTCAATAAAGCGGTTCTCATGGCCCACTCTTTGCATGAACCAGATGGCTGTAGCGTCATTTCGGCCCAAATCCCAGAATGTCGCCACTGGAATGCCGGATTCAATGGGAATCGAGGTCATTCTCCCCTCATCCCGAGCCGTTCTTAGCTGTTTTCCGAAGATCGCGCCGTCAGCGAACTGCTTTAACTCGCCTTCGTAAACGTGAAGGTACTCGTCGTAGTCCTTAGCCTTCAAGTCTTCCATATCTTGGAGAAACTCAGCGGAAAGGTACTCGTTGTCCTTCCACGAAACCTTCCTCACCAGGGCGTTTGAGGGCTGGTCTAAGACGAATCTCTGGTAGGCTGCATCGGTCTTTAGGACAGGGTTAAAACTCACCCATATCTCGCTCCCAGCCTTCCTGATGGATGGTATGAGAGTGCGCCATGTGTCCTCGCTACAGACGTTGGCCTCCTCCACCCAACACACATCAACCGCCTCGATGGACTTGATGTTCTGGACGTTCCTCCACAGCCCCGAAAAGATGAACTGTGAGCCGTTGGGGTGCCTTATCTCAGTGTCGAGGACTTGGTACTGCTTGTAGCCCCGAGCCTTAATCACGTCGGCCAGAAGGTTATGGACAGACTCTTTTATCGACTTCTGTATCTCCCTGGCGCATAGAATCCGCATGGGATGGTGGTACGCCATCGCCAGTAGGACTTCGGCAAAGGTGCGGCTTTTCGCGCCACCACGACCGCCCCAGAACACCTTGTAGCGGTACGGCTTATCAAGGCCATTAAACGCCTTCGGTAGGACTATCTTCGCTTGAGCCAAAGGTGATCTTAATCTCTGTTATGTCATCTTCACCCGCATCGAAATCAACCGTCTGGGCCGATAGCTTGGGATGCAGGTACGGAGTAATCTTCATCGCGCCGTCAAGGATTTCTTTGTTATCGTCGCCAGAATCAACCATGTTACGCAGCGCGTTACACGCAATGATAAGCGGGTCAAAGTCATCCCCGTAAATCTCTTTCAGCTTGTTGGCTGCAAACTTCGTGTTCTTGTTACGACTTCCAACTGGCCGAGCCATTACCTTGCATACGTCCGATATTCAGGGT